TATAGGACCTGGAGTTTCAGCATCACATGGTATGGAAAGAACTCATATAAGTGCACTTGAAAACACTATAAAATTAATATACTTATATTTAACTAAATAGAATTTTCTCAGCATTAAAAAACTAAACGGCAAATGAAACGGCAAAAATAATTTTTAAAAAATTTTTGCTATGGTTTTACTAGCACGGTTTAACATATCATCTGTAACATGACTATAGGTTTTTAATGTTTGTTGAACATCATGACCTAATAGTTGTGCTGCAGTTTTAAAATCAATTCCACTTGATATTAAAAGTGTTGCATAAGTATGACGTAATTCATGAATTGATATACCTGAAATTTCCTTTAAAACAGGATTTAAGAATTTTTTTATAGATCCATTAGTACAAGGAACAACTCTATTCTTTATATCAGGTGTTGCAACTTTTTTATATTCTATCAATTCATTTATAGTTGCTAGAGGAATAGGTACAATCCTGTATGATTTTTTACCTTTTAATTCTCCGAAATCATGTTTTTTAGTTTTTTTATCTACTTTCCATTGTTTGTTAACATTCATAGTAGAATTTTTAAAATCAATATCATTCCAAGTTAATCCTAATATTTCACCACATCTTAAACCACATGTTCCAGCAATTAATGATGCAATATAGTAACGTCCATTCCTTTTTTCTTTTAATCTAACTAATAAATTATTTAATTCTTTTTTAGTTAAAGCTTTTTTTGTAGATACAACTTTATCATTAGGAAGTTGTATCTTATCAAATACATCATAACTTGAATCATAATTTTCAACATAATAATTTAATAGTAATTTAATTCGACGTAGATACGTATCAATTGTTTTAGATTGTATTTTTTTAGTTTTAAAAATATCATCAACAATTTTTTGTACGTGTAACTTTTTTATATCTTTTATTTTCATATCATTCAAATCTTTAAATTTATTAAAAGAATATTGATAACATTGAATTGTATTATTTTCTTTATATAGCGATATATGTTCTATATAAATTTTAGATAATTGTTTAAATGTAATAGAGTCATGATTAGGATTTAAAACAGAATTAGTATTTTTCATTTGTTTTTTCAATTCTTCAAGCATTTTTTCTGCAACAGGTTTAGCATCCGATTTTGTCTTGAATCCTTGTTTGGCTTTTTGATGCCATTTACCATTCAATTTATAGCTTAATAAAAATTGCCAACCTTTATTTTTCTTACGATAAGTAATATTATAACTTATATCCATAAAATCATCTCCTAAATTTCAATTTTGACTTAGATTTGTCTTACTTCATCTAAGACAGGGGTAAACTACCGACAATTATAGACTTAAGAATATTTTAAAGGTAAATTTTGTGACTTATATATATATATTTCTTATATTATATATACTTTTTATTTTTTTTATTTTATATAAAAGAAATTAAAAATTTATAAGACACCTAAGACAGATTTATTTGTAACATAAATATATTGTTGGTTTAACGGTGTCTTATATAGCGCCTTAATATGTACTTAAAACGACTTAGTTTAATATTATACTTTATAAAATTATCTATTCTCTAATATTCCAAAGGTGGGTTCAAAATAAATAAATACACCTTGACAGATACAGTTAATGCCATGTTTCAATCTATGGTATTGGATAGCTTTATCAAAGAAATCATCTGTTACATTTAAATAATCAGCTATTTCATATTTATCTTTAGAACCAGCTTTTACAGCTTCGATGATTTTTTCTAAGCTACACATTTTTTCATATCCCCATCTACGGGCTTGAATTTCTTGTTTTACATTTCCAATATCATTAAGATTTGTTATGTTTCCTAATGTGGTTTTGTAATGTCCATATTCTTCGGCAAGAACACAATTCTTTTCCTTTATAGTAGTAAGCCTGGCACTTATGCCGATTTTCTTATTTTTCCACAATCCTTTAGCTTTACTTTTAAAGTTTTTTTCTACAACAGTAACATTTTCTTTATAGCATTCATCAATAAGTTTCTCATAACAATTCATAATACCACCTCAAATTAATTAAAGTTCATCTAAATCTTCTTGCATTAATTTTTGTTGTTCTGGATCATCAGCAAAATCATTATGTGCTGCCATACCTAATTCAATATTTGTATATGTTGGAATTTGTGTTAATTCGTATGTTCTTTTTATAGCTTCATTTTGACCTAAATCATTTAATTTTGTAAAGTCCTCTAATAATTCTGTTGATTTTTTACCATATCTTTCTTGAATTAAATCTAATAAGTTATCATATTTTGCTAATTGCTTAGTATCATATTTTGCATCAAATTCTTCATAAGGATGTCTATATTCTGATTTACCAGTTAAATAATCTATGGAAACGTCAAAATAATCAGCTATTTTTTGTAATTTTTCAGTTTTAGGTTTACTTTTACCTTTTTTCCAATCACTAAAGGTTGATTGCGGTATACCAGTATCTTTACATACCTGAGAAGTTTTAACACCTTTTTCATTTAACAATTTTTCATATATTTCGTACATAAATAACGCTCCTATAAAAATATTTTTAGGAAATCCTAAAAAAGTAATTGACAAATTAGGATATACGAATTATACTTAAATTACAGTTTAGGAAATCCTAAATAAAAAGGGTATATCCTTACTAATATTTATCTGAACAATTAATATTATATAGGAAATCCTAAATAATATCAATACTAATTTTACAAAGGAGGAAAGTTTTTTGTATTCAAAATTCGAGGAATTATTGCAAAAAAACCAACGAACAACTTATCAAGTTGCTAAAGCAACAGGAATTTCAAGTGTTACTTTTACGGATTGGAAGAAGGGAAGATATACACCTAAAGTAGACAAGCTTTTAAAAATAGCACAATATTTTGGAGTTACAGTTGAATATTTTTTAGATGAAGGAGGTGAAGTAAAGTGAATAAACAATTAGTAAAAATCAACAATGCTGATTTATCAGTAAAAGAATTTAAAGGACAAAGAGTTGTAACTTTCAAAAATATTGATATGTTACATGAAAGAGCAGAAGGAACTTCAAGGAAAAGATTCAATGACAACAAGAAACATTTCATTCAAAACGAAGATTACTTCGTCCTAAATTCGGACGAAGCAGAAAAATTGTTTGATGTTATAGCTCCTAATGGCTTAAAGCTTATTACTGAAAGTGGTTACTTAATGTTAGTAAAGTCACTTCGAGATGATTTAGCATGGAAAGTTCAAAGAGAATTAGTTAATAACTATTTTAGAGTAAAAGAAATTAAAAATTTTAATAATCAAGATTTATTAATTCAATTTTTATCATCATTACCACCAGATCAGATGAAAAATATTGTTGATACATTATCAATTAAATTGTTACCAGCTAAATCAGCTACAGAAATATTATATGATTTCTTAGCAACTAAAATAGCAATAATAACTCAAACCTTTGAGGGATATGTTGCTGTTGATCCAACTTCAATGTATGAATTTTTTGAAAAGAATGGAATTGATAGATTTAAAGCTGTTGAAGAACTAAAAAAGAAAGACTTGATACAAACTAATTGGTATGGAAATTATGTACAAACTACGATGCTAAGTGGCGTTCAAGTTCCAGTAATAGTGATAAAAATGCAACCTAATCTTAAACTTTATGAATGTGAGTGATAACTTATGGGAAAGACCTTATTTACAAGAAAAGATTTAATGGAACGTTGGGGAGTAAGTTATCAGTCAATCATAAATTATGAGAATAATGGTACTTTGACTCGAAATCCTAATTTTGAAAATCCAATGTATTATCTGGAGGAAGTTTTAAAAATAGAATCACTTAACGAAGTTGATCCGCTTTCTCCATTAGAACGCAGAAGGCTAGAAAGAGATATAGAGGAAAAGAACAGAAAAATTGAAATGTTAGAGTCTAAATTAAATAAGATACAACTAGCATTAGCATAACTAAAAAGTAGGGAGGAATAACCAATGAAACAATTTGTAATCAAATGTAAAGCTAAAGATTTAAAACAAAAGCTTAAGGAAGTGTATGAAAAATGATTAATGCAGCAGAGCATATTCCATTGGCTCATTCAATAGTTAATCAACTATGTGTTTATGATTTTATAAATAGATATGAGAAAGAAGATTTACTACAAATTGCATACACTCAACTTACTATAGCAGCAAATAGATTTGATGAATCTAGAGGGTATAAATTTTCAACTTATGCTTTTCCATTTATTAAAAATGGTTTATTAAGACATGCGAATAGAGATAAAGCATATAACATTAGAAGAAATGAACCACACCATTATAAAGTTTATTCATTAGACCTTGTATTTGATAACAATGGGGACAAGCCTACACCAGCAGAAGATATTTTAAATACTGGAAATGAGTTTGAAGATGAATTAATAAATAATATTGATTTGAAATCAGCGATAGGGTCATTAACCGAAATTGAAAAAGAAGTAATTAAACTTTATTATTTCCAAGACATAACTCAAAAAGATATAGGAAAGTTATTAAATACATCACAGGTTCAAATATCAAGAATTTTAGAAAAGTCACTAAGTAAGATGAAGAAGTACTTGGAAGGAGGTGATTTAGATAGAAAAATGGTTAAACATTAATGGTTATGAAGGATTATATCAATTCAAAACTTGTATTAAATGTGGCAAAAAATTTCCATTAATTTCTGATTATTTTTATAAAAGAAAAGATAGCAAAGACGGATTTAGAAATTCTTGTAGAAAATGTGATGATGAATTTAAAAAACAGTACTACAAAGAAAAAGGATATAAATCCAAACAGAAGCATTACACAAAAAATAGAAATGAAATATTAAATAATAGAAAACATTATTATGTTGAGAATAAAGATCGCATAAAGAATTATAACAAAATTTATTATGTTGAAAATAAGGAATCTATAATTAATAAAAGCAAAGAATATCAATTTAATAATAAGATGGTGATAACTAAAAAGAAGAAATTATATAGAGAATCTCACAAAGATGAAATACATCAACGTATGAAAAAATATGCAATTCAAAATCGAGATAAATATAGATTCTATAATCAAAAACGTAGAAGTTTAAAAAATGAATTATTATCAACTTTAACATCCAAACAATGGGAAAAAATTAAAAAATATTTTAATTACAAATGTGCTTATTGTGGACAATTATTACCATTGACACAAGATCATTTTATACCAATATCAAAAAATGGCGAATATACTATTCGGAATATAATACCAGCTTGTGTTAATTGTAATAGTAGTAAAAGAAATAATCCTTTTATAGAATGGTATCCCCAATATAAATATTATTCAGAAAAACGAGAAAAATTCATATTAGATTACTTATCTCATGTGAATATCAATGAAAGGAAGTGATGCAAAACATGTCTAAAGTAAAATTGTTACCTCATCAAATAAAAGTTATTGAAGATACTAAGAAGTTTAATCGTGTAGCATATTATTTGGATATGGGTTGAACGGTTTAGGTAAAACTTTTGTTGGGAGTTATAAAGTAAAAGAGCTTAATGCCAATCACAATTTGATAATCTGCCAAAAATCAAAAATTAAAGATTGGTATGAGCATTGCAAAACATATTACCCACAGTATAATACAATAATTTACTCTAAGTCAAGACCAATACCTAATAATTCTATAGTAATAATTAATTATGATTTGGTATGGCGAAGACCTGAGTTATTAGAATTAGAAAATTTCACATTAATGTTAGATGAATCATCATGTATTAAAAATGAAAAATCTAATAGATCTAAATTTATTCTTAAGATGAAACCAACTAATGTAATCTTATTATCTGGTACACCATGTAGTGGAAAGTATGAAGAATTATATTCACAATGTCAGTTATTAGGGTGGAATATTTCTAAGAAAGCATTTTGGGATACTTATATTCAAACTAGAAATATGAATGTTAATGGATTTAAGATACCAATAGTAATTGGATACAAGAATGTTGACCGATTAAAAGCTAAGTTAAGAGAATATGGAGCTGTATTCATGAAAACAGAAGAAGTTTTAACTCTTCCTGAGCAGCTAGATAACATAGTAAAAATTGAGTCAACTAAAGAATATAAAAAATTTAAGAAAAATAGGTTAGTTGAAATTGATGGGGTTAAATTAGTTGGTGATACAACACTTAATAATATGCTTTATCAAAGGCAATTAGCAGCTATGTATAACAATAGTAAATATGAAGTATTACAAGATTTACTTAGTAGTACAGAAGATAGAGTTTTGATTTTTTATAACTTTACTCAGGAACTAGAAGTAATTAAAAAGATATGTAAAAAGCTAGATAAACCAGTATCAGTTGTAAATGGAAAAACTAAAGCTCTTAGGAATTATGAAAGTAAAGATAATTCAATAACACTGTTACAATATCAAGCTGGAGCTATGGGATTAAATCTACAGTTAAGTAATAAGATTATATATTTTAGCTTGCCATTATCATCAGAGTTATTTGAGCAATCGAAAAAGAGAACTCATAGAATGGGGCAAAGAAGAACGTGCATGTATTATTACCTAATTACTGAAGAAACCATTGAAGAAAAGATATTTGATGTTTTAAGCATGAGAAGAGATTTTACAAATAAGTTATTTGAGGAGATAGATAATGATGAATAAAGTAATAACTTATAAAAAAGTGAAAAATGAAGTTGAAACAGTTATGAGTTATGGAGATATATTAGCAATTATAGAAGAAAATTTAGGACCAGAGGTAGTTAATGCTTTATTAGATTTTAATGTTGAAGAAACTGAGAATAATGGCCCAAGCATAATTGCCTATCTTGAGGATGGTACATTTTCAGAGCAGATAGAAGAAAGTGGAGTAATAGCTGAAATAGTTAAAATGGTGATAGCTGATTTAGAAAGTCAAGGATATATAAAGAAAAATAAGGATATATCTAAGTTTAGTTATGAAGATATTTATTACAAGGAAATTATAGATGAAAAATTATCACCAGGTATGATGAATTATTTTGAATAAATTTTAGGAGGAACAAAAGATGAATTTAAAAACAGTAGAAGAATATTCACAAGAAATGACTAGAGAGGAATTTGACAAATTTGTAACTGATAATGATTTGTGGCCAGTGGATTTTGATTTACCAGATGATGAAAGTGAGGATGCATGGAATAAAGCTTTAACTGGAATCACATTTAAAGCAGCAGTACCATCATTACCTAAAGAAACATTACCAGTACTTCAACAATTACAAGAATTAGAAGTACAAGCTAAGAAAATTGAAGATCAAAAAATAGCATTAAAAGAAGATTTACTCGCAGCTATGGAAAAGCATGGAGTTGAAAAGTGGGATAACGAAGTAATGACAGTTACTTATGTTAAACCAACAACAAGAACTAGCATTGATAGTACTAAGTTAAAGAAAGATATGCCTGAAGTTGCTGAAAAGTACAGTAAAACTTCAAATGTTAAGTCAAGTATAAGAATTAAATTGAAATAATGGAGGATGAATTTATGGAGACAGGTTACACAATGGATGTTATTGAAAATAACGAAGTAGTTTATACAGGATTATTAGAAGATGGATTTATGCCAGTAGAGGATGAAGAATAATGGCAGCAGAAAAGACCTTTGAAAATGAAATTAAAAAATTCTTATCATCATTACCAAATACATGGTATTTCAAGTATTGGGCTGGCCCTTATTCAAAATCAGGTATTCCGGATATTATTGCGTGTGTGAATGGTCACTTTGTTGGTATAGAAGTTAAAGCTCCTAATGGACATGCAAGTGAGCTACAGAAACGTAATATAAAGCTTATACACGATGCTAAAGGATATGCAAGTATAGTTTATCCAAAGGATTTTGAACAGCTCAAAATTGAACTTAAAGATTTATGCAAAAGTTAACTAAGTCAGAGTTTATGCACAAAGTAATTAATGACTTATATGAAAAGAAACGAATGGATAGAAAAAAATTACAATGTGCTGACACTCATTCAATAAATAATTGTAATAAAACTAAAGATTTTTTAAGGAGGAAACGTAAGTGAGTACTAAAGAAAAATGGCAAGAAGATGCTGATGAGTTAATTGACAGAATTTTAGATGGTAAAGAAAAAATCAAAAATCTACAAGATGAATTGGATTCTGATAAAGGAGCTTTAGTCGATTTAATGGAAGAACAAAACATTAACGAATATTCAGGTACTAATGGTAAGGCTAATTTTGTAGATTTCCAAAGAGAAGGTTTAGTTAAAGATGCAGTCGTTGAAACTATAGATGATGTTAATAAAGGTAAAGTAAATCATATAGATATGAAAGATTTAACTAAAAACATTAAAGTACACTTCATAAATGTGAGGGGGTACGTAAATGATTAAAGTTAAAAAAGTTAAAGATATTTTAGTAGTTAGCTTTGATTATGATGCCAATATAGTTGCTAAGATAAAAACCTTAACCGCTAGAAAATATCTATCAGATGTTAAAGCATGGGAAGTTCCATTATGGGAAATAAAAAATTTAATTAACTTATTTGGTGATGATCTAGACATTGATAAAAATGTTGATGTTAATTATGAAAAGCCTAAATATGACTTCAAAGTTGAATTAAGCACTATAAATAATGAGCAAATAAGACTGTTTACTGAATGGGCATTAAGTATTCTACCAGATTATTTTTATCATGTAGCAGCATCAAGTACTGGTAAATATCATCCAAGTTATGCATTGGGTGAAGAAGGATTAATAAGGCATACTCAAGCAGCAGTTAGAATTGCAAATGAGTTATTTAATTGTCATACAATACAAGATTTCACTGAAGAAGAAAAAGACATCATAAGAGCAGCGTTATTACTTCATGATGGAGTTAAACATGGCCCAGATGGAAGTGGTTATACAACATCTACACATCCATTAGAAGTGGTTAAATATATTGAAGATAAATATTACGAAGTAGATGAAGAAACACTTCCAGATGAAGTATTAGATCTTATGGAAGATGGTTATCTTTGGGAAGATATTAGTAATTGCATTAAAACTCATATGGGTGAATGGAATACAGATTATAAAACTAAAGAAGAAGTTCTTCCAAAGCCTGAAACTGAAATGCAGAAATTCACTCACTTATGTGATTATTTAGCTTCAAGAAAGATGCTAGAAGTTAATTTTAATGTGGAGGGATGATATATGGAAACTTGTGTATATATTTCAAAAGAACGATATAAAAAACTATTAAATTCAGAAAAGAAACTAGAAGCATTAGAAAGTGCTGGAGTAGATAACTGGGAAGGTTATGATTATGCAATGGAAAGTTCATATATAGATGAGTAGGTGGTTAAATGCAATATAGTCACTCACGAGTTGAAACTCATAATAATTGCCCTTATCAATATAAATTACGATATGTGGATCATCTAAAAACTATTCATGCACCTGAAGCTGATAATGCATTAATATGTGGTAATACAATTCACAAAGGTGCAGAAACAGATTTAAAACAAGCTATAGAGTTTTACTATAGTAACTATCCAATAATATCAGATTTACACATAAATGAAACTATCAAATTTGAATATTTAATTCCTAAAATTCATGAAATATTAGCTGATGTTAATGTGTACAAAAAGGAATTTAGGATTAATACAGCTAGATTTATTGGAATAGTTGATTTAATAACTAAAAATGAAGATGGTTCAGTTGATGTATTTGATTATAAATACTCAAATAATTATGAGCATTATGCTGAATCACCACAACTTCATTTATATAAATACTTCCTGGAGCAGATAGGATTTAAAGTTAGAAAGTTAGGATTTATATTTATTCCTAAAATTTCTATAAGACAGAAGCAAGATGAAGATTTATACAAATTCAGAAAGCGTTTATCAGAGGAATTAAAAAATTCAAAAATTAAGATCATGGAAGTTCAGTATAATGCTGAAAAAGTCGTTGAGTTCATGAATGACATTATTACTATTACTGAAGATGAAAAGTTTAGAAAAAATCCAACTAATTTATGTAGTTGGTGTGAATACCAAAATTATTGTATCAAAGGAGAAGATTATATGAATTTACCAAGTACTGAAAGAAGAGATATTAAGCAAACTAAAAAGAAGAAATTATGGATTTATGGTCCAGCATTTAGTGGAAAGACTTCAATGTTAGATGATGCTCCAAAACCACTTAACTTAAATACTGATGGAAATATAGAATTTGTAACAATGCCTTATATTGCAATTAAAGATGAAGTTACTGTTAATGGAAGAATTACTGAGAGAAAATTTGCATGGCAAGTATTTAAAGAAGCGATAGCAGAACTTGAGAAAAAGCAGAATGAATTTAAAACAATAATAGTTGATTTACTTGAAGATACTAGAGAAATGTGCAGGATCTATAAATATGATGAATTAGGTATTCAACATGAATCAGATAGTGGTTTCGGTAAAGGCTGGGATATCATCAAAACTGAATACTTAAGCACTATGAGAAGATTCTTCAACTTAGACTATGAAAATCTAGTAGTTATATCACATGAAGATGTGTCTAAAGACATTACTAAAAAGAATGGGCAAAATATTACAAGAATAGCACCTAATATTCAAGATGCTATTGCTAATAAAATAGCTGGTATGGTTGATATAGTTGCAAGAGTAGTTGTTGAAGATGATGATAGTAGAACACTTAACTTTAAAACTAATGAAGTTGTATTTGGTGGAGGAAGGTTAAAAGGAATATCTAAGACAAGCATACCTTTAAGTTGGGATGCATTAATGAAAGTTTATGATGAAGCTAATTCTGGTAAACCTGAAACTAAGTCAGAAGATAAATCAGAAGAAAAAACAAGTGATGAACCAGTAGAAAATACAGAAGTTAAGGAAGAAGAAAAACCTAAAACTAGAAGAAGTAGAGTTAAGAAGGAAGAGGAAACTGTACAAGCAGATGAAACACCAGCTGATACTGAAGAATCTAAAGAGGATGAAAAAACAGGTGAAGAAACTGAAAAACCACAGAGAAGAACAAGAAGATCTGTAAGATAACTAAGGTATGAGGGAGCCTTTTAAATCCCTCAAATATTAATAATTGAGGTAATATCATGGTTAAACATAAAAATTGTCGTTCGTGTAAATTTGCTGAAGAACATAGATGGAGTTGGGAAAATTGTGGTTATTCACAAAATTGGTATAATACCAAATTCAAAACTTACAAATGGAAAGTAAATGAAATTGATTATATTTGTAAAAATGAAAAATGTAATCTTTTTGATAAAAAAGTAATTTCACGAGATTGCAATTTATTAGGTGATAACTGTGAATTTTATAAAACTAAAGAAAAAACAAGGAGGTCATTTGACATGGCAAAAGAAATATGGGAAGAGTTTGATGAAAAAATTGATACTGAGGGATTAGCAAAAGATGCTAAAGATGCAGCTGAGAATGGTGGTAATTTTGAAACAGTGCCACATGGAACATATGAAGTTGAAGTAAATAAAATGGAGCTTAAGAAATCTAAGAAAGGTGATCCAATGTTAAGTATCTGGTTCAAAATCATAAATGGACCACATAAAGGAAGCTTAATTTTCTATAATCAAGTGCTTACAACTGGATTCGGATTACACAATGCAAATGAAATGTTGAGATCATTTGATTCAGGTATAGAAGTAGAATTTGTTAACTTCAAACAATTCAATAATATGTTACTTGATATTTATGAAGCAGTTAATGGACAACTTGAATATGCACTTAAGTATACTGAAAATGCTAAGAATAAAGATTTCAGCGATTATGAAATAACTGATGTATTTGATGTTGAAAAGTAAATAATGTATTAAAAATAATAAATAAAATTAAAAATAAAAGAGTCATTTTCTAATTTGAAATCATTAATGAAAGCGGAGTACATTGTCAATCAATATGTTAATTAGCGTAGCACATTAAATCATGAGAATCAAATATATAATAGCTTCATTTGTTTATGCCAATCGATAAATGAAGCTATTTTAATAATGACAAGGAGGAAATAAAATGGATAAAAAGTTAATCAGAATATTAAAAGATGAAGTAATAGAATTATCATATGATGAAGTTTTAAAAAGGTATAGAGGTTTAATACTTAATTTAATAAGAAAATGGTTATTTAAATATGAATTTGATGATTTATATCAAGCCGCAACATTAGGATTATGGGATGCATATAAATTTCATGATGTTAATAATGGATATTGTTTTGGATCTTTAGCTGAGAAAACAATTATCCATTATATTAGCTGGTACAGACAAAATAATAATCCAGATAAAATTAAAAGAGAAACATCAAGTATAAGTGATATATGTAGTTATGATAGCCATGATGGTTATATTAATACTTTTATTGATGATGAAGATGGCTATTCAAATATAGAACTTAAAATATTAATAGAAGAATTGTTTAACAAACTAGAAAAACAAAATGAATTTCTAAGAGCTCATGAAAGAAAAGCATCTGAAAGAAATATTACTTTTTTAAAAATGATTTCAGCAGGAATTACACAAAGGGAAATTGCTAAAAGGTACCACATCGAGGTGAGCACGGTTCAACGTGGATTATATAAAGAATATAAAAGGATAAAAAAATTTTTAAGAGCTGAAACATATGAAGAAATGCTTAGAGTATGAAATTAACTTAGTTCAGAAACAAATGATAAATAAGGAAGTGATTATTAATGTTTTATTTATATGATCCAATTAATAATGTAAAAACTCCTACTACTTATAAATTACTTGAAGGAATAACTGGATATTCACATGATAGTTTGGCTTCTAAAAAATGTAGATATCAAAAATTAAGTAATATCAACTCATATTTGATTGATGATAAAACTACAAAAGAACAACTATATGAATTAATGCTGAAAGAAAATCCTAATAATGAAATATGGAAAAGAGTATTAAATACAAGAAATCATTATGAAATAAGCAATTATGGGAGAGTTAAAAGAATATATGGAAATGGAAGAATCAAGTTATTACGACCTTATATTAAGCATAATAAATGGCTGGTTATAAAAATAGATGGAAAAGAAGTTCCGGTGCATAAATTAGTTGCTGATGCATTTTTAGAACAACCCAAGGGAACAGTTATTTATCATAAAAATAATAGATTTAATAATCATGCTGATAATTTAGGATTTAAAACTAGATCAGAATTAGGAAAGAAATTTGGAGTAAATGGAGTTCCAGTAATAAAAATAGATAGGGTTACAGGTGAAATATTAGATAGTTATGACAACATGGCTGAAGCTGGGAGAGATAATTATTTATCTAAAGAAACTATTAGACAAGCTGTTTCGGGAGAATTAAAAACTGCTGGAGGTTTTATTTGGAAGATAGATGAAGAATTTTTGAAGGGGGTGATTTAAATTTTATTTTATGATTTTGAGGTATTTAAATATGATTGGCTAGTAGTAATAAAAGATACAGCATCTAAAACTACAACTAATATCATAAATGATATAGAGCAGTTAAGAAAATTTTATGAAGTTCATAAAAATGATATTTGGGTAGGTTTTAATTCCAGGAGCTATGACCAATATATTTTAAAAGGATTATTATTAGGTTTAGATCCTAAGGAAATAAATGACCATATAATAGTTAAGCATAAAGGTGGATGGGAATACTCTAGCTTATTTAATAGAATACAGCTTTACAATTATGACATTATGACAGATAAAAATAGAGGTCTTAAGCAGCTTGAAGCATTTATGGGAAATGATATAAGAGAAACCACAGTTGATTTTAATATAGACAGAAAATTAACTCAAAAAGAAATAGAGGAAGTTATATTCTATTGTAATCATGATGTAGAGCAAACAATGTATGTATTTATTAATAGAAAAGAAGAATTTGAAAGTCAAATGTCATTAATAAAAACATTTAATCTTCCACTTAAATATATAAGTAAAACTAAGGCACAGTTATCAGCAATAATCCTTGAAACTGAAAGAGTTCATAATAGAAAAGATGAATTTAATATAACATTAGTTGATACTATAAAGCTTAATAAACACAAAGATATCTATGATTGGTATAAAACTACAAGAAACAATTTATTAAATGATGATGAGTTATTAGAATCATTATATAAAGATGAAACTAAAAAGAAAAAATGGTATAAATCCAATCAGTTAAATGTTGATATTATGGGAGTATGTCATACATTTGCATGGGGAGGACTTCATGGAGCACGCACTAATTATATCGGAACTGGTATATTTATTAACTCAGATGTAACAAGTTTTTATCCAAGCTTAATGATTGGATATGATTTTTTATCAAGGAATGTAAGACAAGCTGAAAAGTTTAAAGAAATATATGATATCAGAGTCGGTCTAAAAAATGAAGGTAAAAAGAAAGAGCAGGCACCATATAAGATTGTATTAAATGGTACTTATGGAGCATCAAAAGATAAATATAACAACTTATATGATCCACTTCAAGCAAATAACGTATGTATAAATGGCCAGTTAATGCTATTGGATTTAATAGAGCATGTTGAAACTAAATTACCAGGTGCTGTATTAATACAAAGTAATACAGATGGTGTTATGTTTAAGCTTCCTAATGAAGAATCAATTAAATTATATGAAAATATTGCTAATGAATGGTCAGAACGTACTAGAATGGGCTTAGAACATGATTTAATAGAAAGAGTAGTACAAAAAGATGTTAACAATTATATCATTGTTAAAAATGGCGGTAAGATTAAATCTAAGGGAGCATATGTTAAAGAACTTAATAATTTAGATAATGACCTTCCAATAGTAAATAGAGCCCTTATGGACTATTTTATAAAAGATATTTCAGTTGAAGAAACAATAAATAATTGTGATGAATTAATACAATTTCAGATGGTAGTTAAAGCTTCAAGTAAATATAAATATGCGCTTCATGGAGATGAAGTTATTAATGAAAAAATATCAAGAGTCTTTGCTTCAAGAAGTCGAAGAGATCCTGGAATATTCAAATTAAAAAATGATAAGAATAAGCCAGATAAAATCGCAGGTACTCCTGAAAATGCATTTATAGAAAATAGTGATATTAAAAATTTAAGAGTACCTAGAAAACTTGATAAGCAATGGTATATAGATGTTGCTAATAAGAGAATTAAAGATTTTATAGGGAAGAAATAATACAGAAAATGTGAATTGGATATAAAAATTAAAAATGTTCTTTGAAAATTAAATAATGTGATATTTACAATTTATGTTTAACTTATTCAAAATAGTTCTGTATGGTGTTGATAAAAGCAATAGCCATAGATACCCTAATCTACTTTTAATTGGATATTTATCTAAATTATGTTATGATGGTGATGCATTTATATTTAGAAAGGGGAGTGTTGAAGTGAAATTAAAGCTAAAACTATTGTTTATTGTCTTGACTATTGGACTACTATTGATTGGATGTTCTGGACGTGAAGAAGCGTCAAAAGAGGTAGCACCAAAAAGTGATACAATTAAATCTGAAACTACCACACCGAAAAATGAGACGGTTAAACCTGAAACTACAGCACCAAAAAGTGAGAAAGTTGAAACAAAGAAAAATACAATTAAAACTGATGTATTTGAATATGCTAAGAAGGTTGATATTACTGATGCTAGAGACATAAACAAGCACGTAACAGCCATAGTCTTTATGAGCGATGAGTTAACCCTGGGATTAGCAACTCAACACGTTTTAAATCAGTCCTATAATTTTTTACAACAAGCTGACCTTGAAAGTGCAGATACTGTAACTATTGGAGTTATGCAAGGAGAGAAACGGGTATTTCAATGCACGGTAACTATGAAAAATTTTGTTCCAAACGATTCTATTCCAATGGCTGATGTGGTTCTTAAAGCTTCTAAGGTAGAAAAAATAGACTCACAAGTTCAAGAATTTGCAAATGCAATAGGATGGACTATAATAAAATGAAATTAAATAGCATATTGTAAAATCGCATTATTCAAAAGATTGAATCTGCGATTTTTTGCTGCATAATTCTTTAAAAGGAGGAAGAAAAATGTATGAAGAAATAATGAAAAGATTAGAATTAATCAAAAATGAAAATAGTCCAATAGAAATCAGATTATATGATCATAAAAATTCTAGAGTAGCTTATAAGCAGTTAACATATAAAGAATTTTTAAACATAGCAGCAGTACTAAGTATTATTAAATGGATGGATATTGGAGGAAAACAAATGGATATAAAGGAATTTCAAAATAAATCTACTAGAACTATTAATTGTGATTTAACTACAGAACAGTTAATAAGTAATATGTGTATGGGCATAAGTGGAGAAACAGGAGAGGTAATCGATATAATCAAAAAACATTTGTATCAAGGGCACGAATTAAATAAGAAGCATGTTACAGAAGAATTAGGAGACGTTATGTTTTATATAACTAATTTAGCAACACTTCTTGGAATAGATATGCAGGATGTATTGCAAAATAATGTAGACAAGTTATTAAAAAGATATCCAAATGGATTTGATAAGGAGAAAAGTATTAATAGGAAATAATTTGATATGTTCGTTTAATATGATATGATTAAGAAAAAAGGAGGTTGAAAAAAATGGAAAAAGAAAGAATACTAGGTTACAATTTGGTTAGTGAGAGGAAAAACTCTATATGGAAATTTGTTGTTAATGATCCACTTTTAAAAAACAAAGATGGGAGTATAAAAAGTAAAGTAATAGAAATTACAGATATTGCAGATAAAATAAGTGGTTCAGAATATGATTTAATAATTCATAAAAATATGGTTGCTTTTAAACTTCCAACAGAAAGAATAACTTATATTTATACTAAAAACTATTGGGATAGTAGATGTAGCGAAAATTTGACTAATTTAAAAGTATTAAAACTATAAATTAGTGGAGGAAAACTAATGATAAATTTATTTAAAGGATACATTCCTACAGGCGGAAAAGATGGTAAAAAGCCTATAGAAGAATATAAGAATAGAAATAATTTTTATGAACTAAATGAAGTGGAATCATTACAATCTTATGGCGGAGTTTTGAAAGACGATATCATACAAATAGATATTGATGATTTTGAAGAATCTGAAATAGTATTTAAAATAATACAAGATCTTAATATTTCTACTCCAGTTCTTAAAACTTCAAGAGGAAAGCACTTTTATTTTAGAAATACTGATATAGATAAGCGTAAGCAAGGTTGGAGTACTCCAATAGGTGTGAAAATAGATGTTGGATTAGGTAATCAAAATGCTGTAATTCCACTAAAGATTAATAAAGAAATTAGAGAATGGTTAATGAAACCTGATGATATATCAGAACTTCCAGCGTTTTTATATCCAGTTTCACGTACATCATATATTGATTTTTCAGAATTAGAGGAAGGTGATGGAAGAAACTCAAAATTATTTCCTTATATTTTAGTATTGCAGCAAGCAGGATTAACAAAGGAAGAAATAAGAGAATCTATTACAATTGTTAATAATTATATAATAAAAGAACCTGTTACTGATAATGAATTAGAAACAATTTTAAGAGATGAAGCATTTAAAAAAGAATGTTTCTATATAAAATCTAAGCTTCAGTATGAAAAATTGGCACGTTATTTAATATCTGATGAATTTGTAATAAAAATAAATAATAGTTTACACATATATAATGATGGTGTTTACACTAATGATTTAAAATATGTTGAGCGAATATTATTAAAATATATAACTAATTCAAAAGCAGCGGATAGAGGTGAAATTATAAAATATTTGGAAATACTTGCTGAAAATAAATACCAAACAACACCTAAAACAATAGCAGTAGCTAATGGTCTACTAGATGTGGAAAGTAAGCATCTTACAATATATGATCCTAAAATAGTTATAAAAAATAAAATCCAAGTTAATTATAATCCAACTGCATATCATGAAATTATGGACAAAACATTAAATAAAATATGCTGTAATGATAAACAGCTTCGTATGCTTATAGAAGAAATGATTGGTTACTGCTTATTTAGAAGAAATGAACTAGGTAAATGTTTTATATTAACTGGTAGAGGAAGTAATGGTAAATCAACTTTATTAGATGTAATAAAAAAATTAATAGGAGAGTATAACATTTCATCAGTAGCATTAGAGGACTTAAACGATAGATTTAAAACATTCCAGCTTGAAGGGAAACTTGCAAACATAGGTGATGATATTTCTAACAAATACATTGATAATAACTCAACTTTTAAAAAATTAGTTACTGGTGAAACTGTTAATGTTGAAAGAAAGGGAAAAGATCCTTTTGATTTTAACAACTATTCCAAGTTAATATTCAGCTGCAATGATATGCCAAGAATTAACGACCTCAGTGATGGACTTAAAAGACGTATTATATTAATACCTTTCAATGCTAGATTCAGCAAAGATGATGCTGATTTTGATCCATTTGTAATAGACAAGCTATTATCAACTGAAGCCTTAGAATATTTATTAAATTTAGCTTTAGATGGATTAGATAGAATCTTATATAATAGAGCATTTACAATTCCTAAACTTGTAGATGAAACCTGGAATGAATATGAGAAAACTAACAATCCAATAATTGGTTTTATGGAGGAAGCTAAAATTGATAATGAAACAACTCAAGATGCATATCTCCAATATCAAACTTACTGCGCCGGAAATGGATTAAAGCACTTATCAAAAACAGTTTTTACCAAAGAAATATATAAGCAAGGTTACAAAACTAAACAAGTGAGAATTGATGGTAAAAGACCTTATATATTTTATAAGTCATCATAAGTCGCTTATAAGACAAACGTAAGACACCTCTAAACCAAGAAATAAACAGTGGTTAGAGTGGTTTTGTCTTATGTGTCTTACGAAAAAAAATATTCTTTTACTATTTTAAAAATAAAAAATAAAAGTATATATAATATAAGAAATATATATATATATAAGTCGCTTTTTTAGAGGATAAAATTAGTATAAACCTAATAACAGTGATACCTAAGGGGTGTCTTATGAACATTTAAGTCATTCTAGAGTTTTTTAAGTCAATTTAACATAAATTAACAAAATAGAGGTGATTTTATGAGTACAGAAGATAAAAATTATAAAAGAGTTGAAGCTATGCTTTATAATTATAAAAATACAAAAGCTGAAATAAATATATTAAAGAGGAAATTAGAAGTTTATGAAAATGATTATGACGGAGTAAGAGGATTATCTTATGATGAAAAATCAACTCCAACTAATAAATTTAACTCAGATGTTGAAAATGAAGTAATTAAAAGAGCAGAAGAAATACAAAATCTTAAAAGTGAAATAAGATTAAAAGAAATAGAAATCGAAAATATAGATGATGCTATTAATGCATTAGATGAAAGAGCTGCCTATGTAATAACTGAATTTTATATAAAGAAAAGGCAATTAAAAGTAATAAGTGGTGAAATTCATCTTGATGAAAATTATAGTTCAGCATATAAAGCATCTATTATAGAGAATATAGCCAATCTAATATTTTTAAAAGAATGAACTTAGCATTATATTAGAAACATATTAGTAGTATATTAGATGAGATAATTTTGAATGTGTTATAATAGTATCATAGAAAAATATCAAGAGACGGACATCTGTAATTAGGTGTCCTTATTTTATGTAAAGGAGGTTTGCTATGAGTACTATAAGTGAAATACAAAGTAAAGTAATAGATGATATACTTGAAGGTAAGAAAATGACAGAGATTGCTAAAGATAATGGATTATATAGGTCAATATTATATCGTTGGTTGAAAGATGAATCGTTTAAGGCTGAGCTAGAGACACGTCGGGCACAACTTAGAAAGTCAGCAAGTGATAAGATTACTGGTAGAGTTAGTAATTTAGTTGATAAGATGTTAGATCTAGCAGAGAATAGCACTGATAATAGAGTTAAATATAATGCTATAAAGTATCTTTTAGATAGAACTCTTGGCACTCCTGTTGCTGCTAAAGAAGAAACTAATAATGATGGTAATAATGATAAGAATAAAGATGCTAATGAGTTAAAGCAAGAGATAGATGATATTAAGAATCTAAAGGTTGTTAAGTAGTTTTATAATAGTATCGAAATGTATACTATGTGAGACTATCAATATTTCAACGAATTAAAGCCGTTTAAAGGTAATGAAAATAAAACAAAAGGTATCAAAAATATATGTTGACATTTTGAAACTATAAGAGTAAGATAACATCATGGGAATGATTGGAAACGTGATGTGTGTCATAAGGTGTCGAAAATGGTAGGGGGTGGGTTCTAAAAATGAATAACGTCAAAACTACGTCGACCAGTTCCACAATTTCTATAGTATTTTTAAAAAGTCGAGGTGCTTAACAATGTTATATTTTGCATACCATAGAACATCAACTAAAGAACAACATTTAGATAGAGGAATATCTGAAATAAATGAATTTATTACAAAAGAAAAGATTGAGTTGGTTAATGGAATTTACACTGATCAACAAACAGGAAAAAACTTTAATAGACCATGTTATGATAAAATGCTTCAAGACATGGAATTAGCAAGGAAAATTAATCCTAATGAAAATATAGCTTTAATATTAACTGAATTGGATAGGTTAGGAAGAAATAAGCAACTTATATTAGCTGAAATTAGAAAAATGCAGGATAAAGGTATTAGATTAATGGTTTTAGAAATTCCAACAACTCTGACAGATCTACCAAGTGATAGTTCTATTGCCAGTATGATAATGGAAACCATAAATAATATGCTAATTGAAATGTATGCATCATTTGCTCAGGCTGAATTAGAGAAAAAAGAGAAAAGACAACGTGAAGGTATTGCTGCTAAAAAGGCCAGGGGCGAATGGAGCGATTATGGAAGACCAAGAGCTCTTGATTTCGATAAATTTGTGAAAGAATATAAAAGAGTTTTGGCTGGTGATATTAAGCCAGTAGAATGTATGAAGTTACTTGGTATAACTAAACCAACTTATTATAGGTATACTAAAGAATATGAAAATAAATAATGATATTAATACTCTGTACTAAGATATGGAGTATTTTTATATACTTAAATAATCCCTCTTAATATCAAGGAGATTTATCATGAATAACAAAAGAAGAAAAATTAAATTGAATGTAAAATTTAATAAGAATGAAGTTGTTTGTGCTAGATCTCCTGAAAATTGTGGAGGGTGTAATAGTATTAAAACTTGTGAGAGCATGGATTTTTACTATTATCCCTATAAAGGTTGGCAGCAGTGTTTTAATAATAGTGAAAAGATGAAATAAGTATATGGAAAGTTACTCAAGTGGTAAAGAGGGCAGTTTGCTAAACTGTTAGTGCAATTAAATTGCAGCAAGAGTTCGAATCTCTTACTTTCCGCCAATATGTCAGAATGTCGCAAATGGTAGACGAGTCAGGGGGCATGCAGTAAAAAAGACCTGATGTTTATAGGTTCGAATCCTATTTCTGACACCAATAAAGCCTATATGGTTACTGATGTAATTATCAGTCTGGTACAAACTTTGGGATGTATGATATATACCAGGTATCAGTTATTTATAGTAATCCCGTTATGATTGATAGGCTGAATTTGATAGTGGACTAGAATTCGGGGAAGTAAGATGTCCATATAAGCACTCATAAATAAAAATATGAGTGCTTTTCACTTGCATAAAAAGGAATTAAACTCTTTCTGTAGAATATTGTATTTTATGGAAGGAGTGAAAGGATTGAATAATGAATTTATATTAACGAGTAGACCTGATAATATATTTTATGGAGATATATTTAGGGTTAATGACAAAGGTTGCCTGGTTATGGGAAGTGGTAAAACTAAAGCATTTAGAAAAAGTATTCAAAATGATAATGATAAGATAGCATTAGATTTCGCTTGTATAACATCAGATGAAAATAATATTTATGGCCATTTTGAAATGGAATTTAGATCAGTAAAGGTAGAAGATCCAATATCAAAAAGAATTAAATTAGACTATTTTGTTAGAATGTTGAATGAACAGGAAACGAAGTATATTTTTAATGGACGTAAAGACATAATAAAAGAAATTTCAATGGTGGAATTTATAAACATATCTGAATTTAATATTACTTATAAGATTGGTCCAGATATGATTCCAAGGAAAGACTTGACTAAAAAAGATTATTTTAAAAGAATAGTTGGAAATAAAAAAGTAATATGTGTATTAATTCCATGGTGCGATAGTATTGAAGAAAAATCAGAGCTAATAATAAAATATATTAAATAGAAAACAGAGGTGATAAAGCTTGAAAATTCCATATGACTTCGAAAGTGATGAATCACGTAATAAATGGCTGCTTTATCACTTCTTAAAAAAATCATATACCGATATAGGTATACCAGAAGATAAGGCAGAAGAATTAACGGACAGCAGAATGTTAGAAAACTCTAAGAATTGGTTTGGGCTCCATGGATTAGCATGGCAGCTCGGAGCAATAGACTTGGAGTTTTTTTGTTTGTATTTTCTACAAGATATATATTTACCTAAAGAAGATAATGCAGCAGCTCCACTAGCTGATGTACATGAAGAATTATGGCATGATATTCAAGAATCTATTATTGGAAATGGTCCAGAACAATTAGGACGTGTACTTAGTAGAGGTACTGGTAAAAGTGCATTTGGTACTTTAGGTCCTAGTATTTGGAGTATGGCATATAAGCATAAGACTTATGTACTTATTTGTTCTGATATAGGATCTACTGCTGAAAAGTTTATTAAGGATATAAAAGATAATGTTATAGAAAATCAATATATTGAGGATGCTTTTGGTAAGCTGCTTGATGATGGTAATAAAGATTATAAGTGTAATGCCACTCAATTAGAATTTACCAATAGAACATTTGTTGAAGCTATTTCATCTACTTCACCAATGAGAGGTAGAAAATATAAAAATGTACGTCCTGATTTAATAATTCTTGATGATTACCAAAGTGAAGATGATGTAAGAACTGAAGAAGCTAGAGAAAAGAAGTGGAAAAGATATTCTGATGATGTTAAGTTTGCTAAGCAAAGGCCAGTAAAACGTAATGGCAAGATAATTAAAAAAGGTACTGTTCTAATGGCTTGGGGAACTCAGCAGCACAAAGAATGTTTCTATAGTAAGTTGCTTAAGAGTTCTACATGGAAATTTAAAAAATATCGTGGAGTTGATATAGATAATGTTGATGAATATTTCAATAATGGATTATGGTTAGAATTTAAAAATATCTTAAATAACTTTAGTAATCCGGACCATTTGGAAGATGCTAAAGAATTTTATTATAAGCATGAAAAAGATATGCAGTTTGGTAAGTTATGGCCAGAGTTTTGGGATTGTTTAGATTTAGCATTAGATTATTATGAAAATCCAAACAGTTTTAAGCAAGAGGTTCAGGGCGATGTTGATGCTATAGGTGAAAAATGGTTTAAGTCAATTCACACTGAAGATAGAAAAACTATTGAAACTCATGAATTTATTAAAACAATGCTTATTATAGATCCAGCTGCATCCGGTGGGAAAAAGAATGACTATAGTTCATATATGGTAGGGTCAACTGCAACTAATGGATTTAAGTATTGTCGTAAAGGTGAACTTGCTAAGATAAATGCAAGACAGGAATTTGATAAGTATATAGATCATATGATTGATTTACTACTTAAATATCCGGATGCAACACATGTAAGTATTGAAAAAAATACTTTTAATGGTGCAGATGCAAACCAACTTGAAAAGAAAATAAAAGAACATCCAATTTTGAAATATAGAAATATAACAATTATTAATGAAGCTCAAAGAAAGAATAAAGATGATAAGATATCAACTATAATTCCTTTCGTAAATCGAGGGGAATTTATTTTTTGCTCTGAAGATGAAGAGTTCATTAATCAGATTATGGAGTTTGCTGGTCAAAAATATAGTCCTCATGATGATGCGCCTGATACTGCTGCTGAATTTTGGATTAAGGTTGATCAGATAAAAATAGCGAGTACAGTGCAAATATTCGATAGATCAGCAGCGTTTTAGAAAGGAGGAATATAAGTGAGTTTTTTAACTGAAAACAGTGAACTATTAAGTAATGTTAAAAGTGATTATGAAACTAGAAAAATTGTATATGATAAAATATATGATTACTGTATTACTGGTAAATCAGATGCCTATAGGGATTATAAGAACAATCCTAAGCGTTCAAACTTAAAAGTTAGGACAAACTTTATAAAAAAATTCATTAAGGAAGAAGTTGCATACTTAGTAAGTAATAAAATCACATATACAAGTAAATCTGATAATAAAGCTGAGCTTGATTTTCTTGAAAAGAAAACAGCACATTGGGATAAAAACCATGAAAAGATGTTATTAAGGGATTTATTATCCTTTGGTAGTGTATATGAGCTTTATTATACAACTGAAAATAATGATGAATTAATGTTTAATGCAAAAATTATAAGTCCTCGTGATGGTTATCTATTGGCAGATGATTTTGGGAATGCTGAAATGTTTTTAAGATTCTTTAAAAAGAAGTTCGATACAAAAACTTATATTGATATTTACACAAAAGATTATATTTATCACACTGATGAAAGTCTTACAGAGGTAATAAGTGATCCTACTCCTAACAACTTTGGAGAAGTTCCAGTAAGAGTAGGAACTATAAGCCAATATAAAGAGCAAGACACTCTATTTAATGAACTTAAGGATTTACAAGATGCATTTGAAACTAACTTAAGTGATATTGTTAATGAAATATCTGACTATAGGCTTGCATATTTGATTTTTACAGGCTGTCAACTTGATACCATAAAAAAAGATGAAGATGGAAAGACACAGCTTGATTATTTAAAAGAAAAGGGCGCAATGTCTGTCAATGAAAAAGATGCTAAAGTTCAGTTTTTAACTAAAGATATTAATGATACTTTTGTACAAAATACGCTTAATACTCTTAAGAAGAACATGTATGAAATAAGTAATCATATTGATACTAATGAGAAAATGCAAAGCAATCTTAGTGGTTCAGCTGTTAGAAATAGGCTTATAGGCCTTGAACAAAGAGTTAGAGATAGTGAAGGAAGTATGAAAAATATTATCCAGGGAAGAATTTACTTTTTATTTAAGCTGTTTAATAAAGCAGAAAGACTTGGTTATGATTATAGGGATATATCTGCTAAATTCACATTGAATATCCCACAAGATGATGTAAGTATGGCTCAAATAATTTCTCAACTTCCAGAAGGAATACTTTCTAAACAAACATCAAGAAGCTTGTTTAGCTTTATGTACAATTTGGATAGAGAAGAAGAACTTTGCGAAGCTGATGAAAAGAAAAAATCAGAGAATGAAGTAGATCTTGATAAGGTAGTTGGTAAGAATGGATAGAGAAGAAATATTAAAACTCCTAGCAAGTTATGATTTAACCGAAGATGAAAGAGAATATTTATATTTGCAATTGTATTTTACAGAAGAATTAAACAACCAAGCTGATGAACAAATATTAGAACTTCACAAAGAACAGAAAGAAAATAGGGATAGTATTTTAAATGAAATAGCAAAGATAATGTTATCTTATCCTATAATTGAATCTAGTATGTCTATTGGAGATTCTGACAAGCTTAAATTACAAAGTAGATTAAATACACTAATACAAAATAAAATTCAATCTGAGCTTAATTCTGAGACTTTAAAAACTAAAGAACTATTAAAGTCTACTGGTAAGAATAAATATGATATAAATAATTATATAAATGATATTGGAATGAATGTTAATTGGGATATAAAGCCAATAGAAGATAAAACACTGAATGATATTATTAATAAAAAAGTTGATGATAAGACTTGGGACGATAGGCTGTGGGACAACAAGAATGATTTACAGAAGGATTTAAAGGCTGAAATTGATAATTTTCTTAATGGTAAGACTACAGTTAATGAAATTGAAGATAAGATCAAGAAAAAATATAATGAAAATGCCTATGAAAGTAAGAGACTTGTACAGGATAATGTTGCAAGAGTGCAAGAAGGTGTAAATGAACAGTGGAGACAAGACCATAATGTTGAATGGGTTCTTTATATGGCTACTTTATGCCATAAAACTTGTGGAAAGTGTAGTCAATATGATGGAAAAGATTATCCAGCAAATAAGAAGCCTGTAGATTTGCCACAGCATCCATTTTGTAAATGTACTTATGTGAATTTACTTTCAAAAGATTGGAGACCATCACAAAGGCTTGATAATGTAATTAAAGAGAAAGTGAATTGGCAGACATATGAAGAATGGGAGAAAGAATATATTAAATCTACTGGCGCAATAGGCAAGGTTCATAAGAATGATTATAAAAGAAAACAAAAGCATGCAAAAACATATTATGAGTCAATTCGGAAAAGAAATGATGATATTAATAGTATTGCAAAAAATACTGGAATTAACATAAATACGATTAAAAAGGTTAAAGAACATGTATTTATAAATAAATATAATTTAGCACAAGGATATACTAATTTCTATCCAGATTATGAAATGGCTATTGCATGGCAAAGATTAATTGACGGAAAGAATATCAAGAAAAGTGATATTGTATTATTACATCATGAAAGACTTGAATCTCATCTTATGAATAGGTATAATTATACATATGAAATAGCTCATAATATTACTTGTAGAAAATATAATTATGCTAAAGCTTTGAAGGAGGATTAAGTATGGTATATATTAAGAAAAATTATATAAAAGATAATAAAGTATCATATTTTTATCAACCAGAAAAGCAAGGTGAATTTGGTGAAGTAATTTATGATACAGATAAAGAAACGTTGGAATTAATAAAAATTGCTGAAGAAGATATACCGAATAAAGATTTTTATTTACGTCATGTATTTGGCATGATACAAGAGTTTAAAGATAAAAATGAATATTTGGAAGAAAATACAGTTTGCTGGTATTAACAAGCACTTACTTAGAAAAATGAGTAGGTGCTTTTATTATATAAAAATTTAAGGAGGTTAAGAATCATGAAAATAGGAGAAAATGAATTAGAAAGTATTATAATTACTAGAAACAATGAGGTAGTTGCCGTGATTAGCGATAAGGATATAATAGAAAAAAATAAATATGAGGTAATAATGGAGCCTGCCAAATAATTTTAACCTAAGTTATTGTTTCGAGTTATATCAGGATTGGAAACAGGAGTTTCGATTCCGTTAATAACTCTTACATGATAATTATCATAATTACCATTATTGATTGATTTAACAAATTCATTTCTAGTCATATCTTGTCCAGTATAATTGTCATGGAATGTTGTATTTCTACCAGTATCAGTTTGATTAGTTACAGTTATTCTTTTTCTACCTATTGTTATCACCTCATAAAAATAACAGGCTCCAATAATATTTTAGCATAAAATAGAAAAATAAGAAAAATAGTGTATTTAAGTCTTAGAAATAAGGCTTTTTATTTTGCCCTTAACATGGCTTTAAAAGGTTAGATTTTTAAAACAACTACTTATATCAAATTTAAAAATATTTATGTTCTAGGGCGTTTTAAATGGTCTAGAGGATAGGAGGAAATATGTTAAAGAAAGATTTATTAAAGAAAATTGAGACTGCTAAAGATGATGAGGATATAAATTCTCTACTTACTGGAACAGATGTTGAATCAACTTTTAAGGTGGAACCAACATTGGATGTGTTTAAGACTAAATTAACTGAAAAAGAATTTAAGTCTTTTATGGATTCGGAAAAAGATACTCACGCTAACAAAGCTTTAGAAACTTGGAAGACAAATAATTTACAAACAATTATTAATGATGAAGTTCTTAAAGCTACTGGTAAGAAGAAAACACCAGAACAAATTCAAATTGAAAAATTACAAAAAGATTTTGAGGAACAAAAAGCAAAAGCTGAGAAAGCTGAAACAGTTGCTAAATACAAAGATGTATTAGCAGAAAAGAAAATACCAATGGAAATGATTGATTATTTCCTAACAGATAATGAGGAAACAACCAATACTAGAATTGATAATTTTACAACTTATGTAGAAGGAATGGTCAGTTCTGGAGTTAAAGAACAAATATCGGCTGGCAATTATACACCTCCAGGAGAAAATGGAGCAGGTGAACTTACAGCAAATGATATTGCAAAAATGATGATGTAAAAAAATTAATTAAAGAAAGAGAGTGATATTTTATGGTAATTAATACAATAGCATACGCAACATTATTTCAACAAGGATTAGATCAAGCAGCAATTGCAAAATTAACATCTGGTTGGATGGATGCTAATGCAGGACAAGTAATTTACAACGGTGGTAAAGAAGTTAAAATTCCCAAAATGAACATGGATGGATTAGGTGACTATGATAGAGGTAAAGGCTTTACACAAGGTGCCATTACACTTGAATATGAAACTAAGACAATGACACAAGATAGAGGAAGAACATTCATGTTAGACTCTATGGATGTAAATGAATCTAACTTTGTAGCCAATGCAACTAACGCTATGGGACAATTTCAAAAGACTAAAGTTGTTCCGGAAATTGATGCTTACAGATATTCTAAGATTGCAAGTTTAGCAATTGCAGGTACAGGATTAGCTAAGGGTGGAAATACAGTTACTGCTGCTAATGTATTAGAATTGTTAAAAGCTGATATTACAGAAATTGAAGATATTGTTGGAGATATTCCATTAGTAATTACAATGGCAACTCCAATAGCAGCTATTTTAGACCAGGATGAAAAGGTAAGTAAGAGATTAGATGTTACTGATTTCCAAAGAGGTGAAATTACAACTAAGGTTAAATCTTTAGATGGTAATCCTATTATTAAGGTACCATCTGCTAGAATGAAAACAAAATATACATTCTATGATGGAAAGACTTCAGGTCAAACTACTGGTGGATTTGTAGCTGCTGAGGATGCAAAAAATATTAACTGGATTATTACACCGCAATATGCCCCAATAGCAGTAAATAAAACTGATAAGATTAGAATTTTTGATCCTAACACTAACCAAGATGCAGATGCATGGAAGTTAGATTATAGAAAATACCATGATTTATGGATTCTTAATGAAGCTCTTAAACTTTGTAGAGTAAATATAAAAGAAGCTTTAGTTTAGGATTAGGTTTGAATACCTGGTCCTTTTCTTATAGAAAGGAGTGATTTATTTGTATAAATTACAAAGATTAAATGTTGAGAAAATTGCAGCTGACGAAAGTGCAAGAGATAAATATATAGCACAAGGTTTTAAAATTGTTGAGGGTGAGAAAAAAGATAAAAAAGCTGCTGAAGGTAAAAAATAATGTTAGATCTAGTTAAGGAGTTCTTAGGTATTAAAGCAGATAATACATCTGAGGATTCTAAATTAAAGATTTATATAAGTACGGCTGAAAAGATGATAATTAATTATCTTAATAATGACAATATTAATAACGATTATGTTGAAGAAAGCTTTAGTGAAGCTGTTATTCTAATGGTAAGTAATGCTTATGAGTATCAGAAATCTAATATTAATAGAAATATTAAATCAGAGTCTCAAGGCGATAGAAGTAGAACATATATAGATGGTAATACAGCTTTTGCAATTACAGATGATATTAAAGCATTATTGCCAGTACCTTATATAAAAACATTCTATTAAAGGATGTGATTAAATGTTTTACAATAAAGAAATTAATATTTATGTCTATAAGAGTTATACGGATGAGCATGGTATCGACAGAGAAGGATATAGTAAAGTTAATGAAGAGCCTATAATGGTCGATATACAACCTTATAATTCTGAAAAAGCAAAGAAAGATTATGGATATAACATTGAGTGCAGTCGTAGGATGTTTTGTGATATTATTCAGGAAATAGCCGAAGATTGCATTATAGAGTACAATAATAAATTCTATGAGTTTAAAGAAATTCCTTGGGATGATGAATATATAGAAGCTTTGCTGAATGAAACTAAAAATAAAATAGAGGTAATTTCTAATGGATAACAATATTGATGCACTTGTTAAAACTCTTACTGAGACAATTAAATCTTGTTGTATTGATACGTTAGAAGAAAGTGCTACTGAAGCAGTAGCAGAAATACAGGCTATTACTCCAGTAAAAACTGGTGCTGCTAGAAGAAGTATAGCTAATAGTGAAGTAAATGAAGTCAAAATGAGTGTAGATGTAGGAAGTTCTTTAGAGTATATTCCAGCATTAGAAGATGGTCATAAACAAGAAGTGGGCAAGTATATACCTGCTATTGGAAAAAGACTTATTAAAGAGTTTGTACCTGGTAAACATATGATAAGAGATGGATTGACTATAGCAGAGAGTAGAATGGAAAATAAGTTACAAGAAAAATTAAGTGAAAGGTTGGGAAATAAATGATAACAGATATTGCTATTTTATATACTATAACAAAAAAATTAAAAGATAATTTCCCAACTTTTAAAATTTTAGTTGATGGAAATAAATCTGAAATAAAAAACGATACATTTTCTATACAAGTAAGGCCATTAAGTAGTGATACTTATAAAAGATATAGTAAAGAACTATATAATATTACAATAGATTATATAAAAGAAAAGAATTTAGATCAGGAAGAAAAATTAAACATGAAAACCAAACTGAATAAAATATTTGGCATGGGAATTAAAATAGATAAGACATATATTGTATTTCAAAATAAAAGTTGGAATATGGATGATGTCTTTTCTTTATCATTTACTATTAATTTTATAAATAGTTTAGATGAACTTCCATTAGAAGATAAATACACTAGCCTAATGGAAGAATTGAAATTAGAGATAATGAAAGGAGAATGATAGTGTATGGGAATGGTAGAAGCCACAGTAAGTCTTGTTGCATTGGCTGAAAGTGCTAACACAAGAAGTGTAAGAGGTGTAGTAATGCTTATCTTAGATGATACAGTTGAAGGCTTACATAAGTATGCTAGGAAAAGAAATGTAAAAGAAAGCTATAGTTCTGAGAATAAAGCTATCATTGATAAGTGTTTTGTAAAATATGGAGTTAGAAATATGAAGGTTATTTGTTATAACTCTAAAGCAGATACACCAGAAACTATTGCAACAGCTTTAGGAAAATTAGATATGGTTAAGTTTAATTATCTGGCATGTCCAACATGCACGACAGAAGAAAATAAAAAACTTATATCTGATTTCATAAAAGCACAGAGAAAAGCTGACAATATATTAACACATGCAGTATTGCATGACTATGCTAAGGCCGCAGATGATGAAGGCATTATTTCATTTTTAAATGATAATATTTATTTAAGTGATGAAACAACTTTTACTGGAGATCAATATTGCGTTGATGTTGCTTGTGTGTGTGCTACAAGTGCTATAAATAAGTCTTTAACTAATAAGATTGCAGATGGTGTAAAGTCAGTTGATGAAATTGAAAATAAAGATGCAGCTATTGATGATGGAAATATCTTTTTATATTATGACAATGATTTGGAATCTGTAATTTTCTCAAGAGCAGTTAACAGTAAAACTACTATAAAAGAAACCGAAAAAGAAGAGTTAAAGAAAATAAGACTTGTAGAAATTCTTGATATGATTCGTGATGATATGAAGCTTGAATGGAAAGCTAATTATCAAGGAAAAGTTGAAAACACATATGATGAAAGATTAAATTTATGCACTAAATATAATACTTATTTAAATACTCTTATGCGAAAGAAGTTTTTAAATAATGATGTTAATTATGCATCTTATTGTGAAATAAACTTGGATAAAACTAAAAATTATCTTGAAGATTTAGGAATAGATATATCTGAAATGACAGATGCTGAAATATTGACACATGATATGAAAGAGCATGTTTTCTTAAAAGCACATGTATATCCTGTAGATGTTATGGAAGATATGGATTTAGAAATTAATTATTAAAGGTAGGTGAGTTTATGAACCAATTTGATGAAAATAACATTGTTAATGGTAAGTTTTATTCCTTATGGGTAGATGGTGAATTATATGCAGAAGTTAAGACTGGAAAAGCTACAAGCGAATTAGAATCAGAGGATGTTGTTATAGCAGGTAGATTTGGTAAAGGGACAAGAGTAACTGGTGGTAATGGTAGTGGTTCATTGACATTTTGGCAATGCTACAATGGATTAAAAGAAAAGATAAATGATGCTCTTAAAAGCCACAAAGCATTTGCTTTTGATTTAACAAGTATGGCAAATGATCCAGATGTTGAAGGTAGTGAGAGAGTTGTAATTGAAAAATGCAAAATAACTAAATTTGATCCAATAAACTTTGATATAAGTAAGTTGATGGAAGATAGTTTTGATTTTAAATATGATATTGAAGATGTTAGATATGAATAATTATTTGAAGCTATGTGAAATGCATAGCTTTTATTTTTTCAAGAAAGGATTGTGAAATAAATGTTAAGTTTAAATGATTTAATGGAAAAAGCTGAAATAATACAAGCTCAAAATGGAGAAAAACAAGAAAATTACTTTGTAAAGAGTTTACAAGATGATATAGAAATAAAATCTTTAGATGTTGAAAGAATTATGGATATAACCTCTAAAGGAAGAAATATGTATGCAAAAGCTAAAGCAATTGTATATGAGGGGATAATAAATCCTAATATAAAAGATAAGATATTATGGAAGAAGTTTGAGGTATCTATAAGCAATCCACAAGAGATTGTAAAAAAGTTATTTAAATATAATGAGATTTTAGAAATTGCTGATAGAATTTGCGTATTATCTGGAGCTGGTGAAACAGATGAAGCTGAACAAATAGAAAAGACAAAAAACTAATAATGGAAGATATACATGCTAGAATGTTTTCTTATTACATTGATAGGGGATTTACTATAGAATATCTTGAAAATCTATCTTATAACAAGAGAACTTTTTTTATATCTTCCATGTTAGTAAATCAAGAAGAGAAAATGCAGGATTTACTATATTTAAGATAGGAGGTGTAATACACTAATGGCTAATTTATATGGTGGTACATTAACCATATTAGATGGATTTACAAAAACATTAAATAGTTTTGAAAGTAAATTAAAAAGATCTTTAAGTAATTTTGATGATTTAAGTAAAAAAACATCTGGAAAAGCATCTGATAATTTTGATAAATCTTTTGAGAAAATTAATAAAAATGGTTCTAGCGTGTTTACTAATCTAACTACAAAGATGAATAGTTTTAGTAATTCAGGTTTATCTATGATAAGTAAACTTACAGCAGGATATTTAAGCCTAAAAGGTATTACATCTACTTTATTTAAGGGGATAGATGCTAGTAAGGAATTTGAAAATGCCAAGATGTTTTTAGATGCAGTCTATCAAGGTAATGGCACAGAAAAATATAAATTTGCAACTAAATTTGCCAATGAAACACCATTTGAAGAAGGCGAAGTAGCAAATGGTTTAGCTAGAGCACATTCTTTAGGTATGGGCGATTCAGAAAAAGATATGAAATTCTATGGTGATTTGGGTTCTTATGCAAAGATTAATGGTACTGGAGATTTATCTAGTGCGATTGATGCATTGAGTGATGCACAAAATGGAGAATGGGAAAGATTGCAAACAATATTAGGTGTTAAAAGAACTTCATTAGAAAAATTTGCCGATGAAAAGGGTATGGATAAGTTCACTAATAAGCAAGGGCAAGTAACAGACAAACAACAAGCATTAAATGTCATAAAAAGTTATATGTATGATAAAGGCATATCTGGAATGACAGAAAAATATGCAAAAACATTTAGTGGCAGAATGAGTACTCTTACAGGAAACTTAAAAAAATCTTTAGCAGGATTAATGGGCATAACAGAAAATGGAGAAGTAAGAGATGGAAGCTTATTTGATAATATGGCTAAAGGATTAGAAAAGATAATCACATCTATTAATAAATTTGCCAATAGTGAAAGTGCTGAAAAAGTAGGACAATTCTTAGGAAAGATAGGAACTAAAGTAAATCAATTTATAGATTATTTATCAGAGAATCCAGAAGCAGTTGAAAAAATATTAAAAATAGTTGGAGCACTAGGAGGATTAAAAATTATAGGTAGCTTAATATCTCCTATTACAAGTCTTACTGGTGCTTTAGGTGGAAGTGGTGGTTTAGGAAGTGTATTAACAACATTGAGTAGTAAATCATTAATTGCAGGTGGTGTAATATTAGCTTTAGGCAGTCTTTTGAGTGAAAATGGAATATTACATAAAGGAGTTAATACTCTTATTAATGATATTGCAGGAAATGATGAAAATAATCAAGCTGATTATATAAAAAGAACTACAGCCGGGCTAAAAATGATGGGACTTGATGGCATAAAAAAAGGTAGAGAATTTTTTGGGCAAGATACAACAGCCATAGACAAGAAAATAGAAGACCACTATTTTGAATCTATAAATGATAAATCTATGTTCCCACAAGGAATAAAAGCTTATAGAGAAAGTAAGGGAGTCAATTATCCTACATCTAGCAGCTTAGAAAAAAATCAAAATACCAATACTAATAACAATCAAGTAAAAGTTAATATTAACGTAGATAAGGTTGAAAAGACAGCTGATATAGATGAAGTTATGGATACTTTTACTAGAAGAATGAATACTTATTATAATACAAGAAATGGAATAGGAGATGTTTACTGATGAGGAAGTTATATGTAAAGTCTTTACAAGATAATATTGAGATACTTTTCCCAGTAACACCTTTTATTACGTGGAAAACTGGATTAAATAAAAATAGTGTAGATTTATATGGATTTGGAGAAATAGGAACTGGAGCAACACCCAAATTAGCAACATGGATTTGTGAAAGCTTTTTTCCACATCCAATAAATGAATATGATTTTTTAGTGGGTGAAAATAAAGGCACAAATTATTATATTAATTATCTTTATAAATGGCAAAAAGAACAGCCTATATTGCAGTTTAAGTATGCAGATGATAACGGCACTAGTGTAAGCACTTGGATTTGTAAAATTGATACTTTTGAATTTGGTGAAAAAGATGGAAGTATGGATATATTCTATACATTAGGTTTTACAGAATATAGAGAATTAAATTTAAATGGCTTATATATTAATAGAGCAAAAGAAATTGCCATCAATAAAGGAACAACCTATGTTGTTAAGCAAGGTGACAATTTATTGATTATAGCGAGTAAAGTATATGGAGATAGTAGCAAATTTAAACAACTTATGAATAATAATAATCTTACGAATCCATTAGATATAAAAGTTGGACAATTATTAAATATATAGGAAGTGCTAAAATGAACAAATTAGTAGAGTTAGAAATAATTAAGCACGATGAAAGCAACGAAAGATATAGTATAGCTAATTATTGTAGTAATATTCAATTAAATATGAGTTTTAGTAGGATAAGTATGGAACTAAATTTCTCTATACCATATAGTATTTCTAGCACTGAAATTATACCATTTCAAATTGAAACAGGTGATAAGGTATTTCTTTATTATAATAAAACAATGTTGTTTTGTGGTAAGGTTATTACCTATGACCTAGAAGGAAAAGAACAATTGTTATCTATTGTAGCCTATGATTATACATGGTGGATTTGTAAATCAAAAATAACAAAGAATTTTAATAATATTAGTGTAATTGATGCCGTTAAATGGATATATGAAAATATAGGTATTAGTTATTCTAATGAAGATGAAAAAGCATATATAAAAGAATTAGGTGATACTGCTTATATAATTTTAGATACACATTTAATTGAAGATAAGCCTGCTAATCAGGTTCTACAGGCTATTTTTACTGATGTTTTTAAGAAAACTAAGAAACATTATTATTTACATGCAGGCTATACAGGAAGAAAAATTGAAATAACTGAATGTGACAAGTGGTATAGTGGTTTAACTATGCAGTTACCAGATAAAGATAAGGCCAATGGAAATATTATTGATTTTAAAATTAATAGCAGTATAGAAAATATGATTAATCAAATAAGGGTTTATGGAGAAAATGGACAGCCAGTAAATATGACAGATGAACAACTAAGTAGTGTTGTTGAAGCTGAAATGGATGTTTATAATAAAAATGTTGTTAAATTAGAAAATAAAGATATTTCTAGGTATGGAACTATACAAAATATAATTAAAATGGATACAGAAAAAGATACTGTAGCAGGTATTAAAGATAAAGCATTAAATACTTTAGAAGATAATAGATTAAAAGAAACTTTGACAGTAGAATGTTTTGGTGATTTAGACTATTATCCTGCATATGGTGTATTGGTTAAAATTCCATGCACCCAGTTTTATGATACTTTTATGTATATAAATGAGAGCATTTTTATATTCAATAAAGATGATACTTTTATCTGTAAATGTACTTTACAAGATAGTAAAAATAAAAATATTGTAGAGTGGGAAGACATAGAAACAAAAGATACTGATGAAGAAAGTACAAGTGAAGGAAATAGCGAATTAATAAATGGTTTATTGGCAGAGTTAAAAAGTCATTTAGGGCTTCCGTATGTATGGGGTGGTAAATCTCCAGAAGATGGCGGAATGGACTGTAGTGGATATATATCATATTGTTATAATAAATTTGCAGATCAACTAAATATAAAATCTACTAATGGTTTACTAACAAGCTATACGGTAACTATGATGAATGAAGGGAAAGATGTAACAGATGAATTTCCAAACTTGCAGCCATGTGATATTATTTTCCCACATAGCCAGCATGTTGTAGCTTATATAGGCGATGGTCAAATAATTCATGAACCTAAATCTGGTGATGTATGTAAAATAGCTGATATTTATTTTAATAATCCAACTAAGGTAATAAGAGTAGTACCAGATAAAGCTTTAACGTCCAATACTGATTCAGGCATTAGTTCAGGAGTATCTAATAAACTAATTGATTATATAGCAGAATGGGAAGGATTTAGAGAAAGCGCATATGATGATGGATATGGAAATCTAACTATTGGCTATGGAACTACAGACAGGGATAAAGTAAGTTTAGGTACCTGTACAAAAGAACAGGCTAGAGGATGGCTAGTCACTAAAGTTAATGTTTATGCAAATGAAGTAAAAGCAAAATTAGGTAATATAACACTTCCACAAAATAAGTTTGATTGTTTGGTTGATATGGCTTATAACATGGGTAGTAATGGATTTAATGGCTTGATTGAATTAATCAAAAATAAGGATAGTGATAGTGAAATTGTAGCTAAAATAAAAAATTATAATCATACTAGTAACGGAGAAGTTAGTGAAGGACTTACAAAGAGATGTAATAGTAGGGCTAAAATGTGGTTAAATGGTGAATATGATAGCAAGCATTAAAGCAAAGTAGATAATTTAATTATTATCTGCTTTTTTATTATGTAAAAACAGGTGGTGATTAAATGCGTTGGGAGGAAAAAGCAAGCATATTATTTTCCAATATTTCTAAAAACTCTGTAGATATTAAGGAAACAAAAATAGGTATAGTAATAAGTAGTGAGCCATTGCAAATAGAAATAGGTGAACTTGTTTTAAATAAAGAAAATTTATATATCAATGAAGATTTATTAAAATATGAAAGGATATTTACTATTCCAGTACAAGTGGCATCCGGAAATACAAGTGATGGTGCAAGCATTATTGACTGTAGTTTTAGTAAGTGCAAAATAATTTTTGAAAGCAGATTTAAAATAGGTGATTTAGTAGCTTTAAGAAAATTAGAGTTTGAAAAGTATTATCTTGAAGCAAAAGTTAAAAGGGGGAGTGATATATAATGAGTATTTTCCCAGATGATTATAATGAAAACACAAAATATAACAATAAAAATATTGATGAAATTCCATTATTGAAAGAGTATGCAGTAAACTTTGAAATTGGAGAAATAAGTAACACTGAGATTGTTACTGCCTTAGATGCCATAGCAGTTAGAGTATGGCTTATTTTTTTAATTAAAAAGGGTAGATGGTTTATATATCTTAATGTTGGAACTGACTTTGATACTCTTGTAGGAGAGGATTTGGAATATTGGCATAAAGAAACGGAAGCTATTTTAAGAGATGGATTTGTAGATGGAATATACATTACAGATATACAGGATATAAATATTATTCAAAATAAAGATGTAGGAACAATTGAATTTACTGTGGTTTCTATATATGGAGAATATGAAACAAGTTATACTGAAAGGATTGGTGTTTAATGCAATTTTTCAAAGATGCGAATACAATTTATAAAGAAATGATAAGCACTATTGGAGATGTAAATACCGGAGAACATAGCCTTGTTTATAATGCAGATAAGCCAGTTTCTTATGAATTAAGTTATATAACTATGATACTTGATGAAGTAAAGAAAATAATGTTTGCACAAAGTGCTTGTGATAATGGATATAGTGAATATCTTACAAAAAAATGTGCTGATCTAGGAGTGGATAGAAAAGAAGCTACATATGCAGCAGGAACAATTAAAGTTACAGGAAGAGAAAATGCTAAGCTACCTATAGGAACAATGGTAAGTACAGTTGAAGGCATAGTATTTTTAACAGATACAGATTTAACAATAAATTCTACTGGAATAGGATACGTTGGTATAACAGCTAAAGAGAAGGGAGCTAAATATAATGTAGAAAGTAATACTATTATAGTATTTCCGACTAAATATTCTGGGATTATTAGTGTTACAAATGAAGAAGAAATAAAAGATGGTTATAATGAAGAAACTGACTTAGATTTGCTTGAAAGATACTATTTTAAGTTAAGAACAGTTGCCACTAGTGGAAATCCTAATCATTATAAGATTTGGGCTACAGAAGTTAATGGAGTTGGTAAATGTAAGGTTTTTGAAACTACAAATGAAAATGGAGAAAATCAAGAGGGGCATGTATTAGTAATAATAACAGATTCTAATAAAAGAGCTCCAAGCGAAGAATTATTAACCAGCTGTTATGATCATATTGAAGACGAAAGACCTGTAAATGTAAAAGTACATGTGTTAGCAGCAACTGAAGTGACATTGAATATAAATGCTACTATTTATTTTGATAATAGTAAATATGCTTTAGATTCTATTAAAACTAATATTACAAATTCAATAACATCTTATCTAAAAGAAAAAGCATTTAGCGAAACTGATAAATCTACTTATGTGTCTTATAACAAAATAGGAAGTATAATTAGTGATACTGAAGGTATTGAGGATTATGACAGTTTACTAATTAATGGTGGAACATCTAGAATTGATATTAAAAATACAGAAATACCAGTACTAGGTATATTAGAAATTAAAAAAGGTACTTTATCATGAGTGAAATAATCCTAAAGCAATTTGATATTGATAAGTATGTAACTCCTAAGATTAGCAATAAAGATATAATGAGTAGAATTTACAAGAGTCAACAGTTTCAAATAGATATAATTAATGGAAATATAAAAGATATTATTGATAATATTTTTATTGATACTTCTGCATGGGCTTTAGATTATTGGGAAGAAGAATTGAACATATCAACAGATTTGACCGATAGTTATGAAAATAGGAGAAGTCGTATAAAAGCTAAATTAAGAGGTCGTGGGACTTGTACAATAAAGCACATTAAAAGTGTAGCGCTAAGCTATGGATATGGGGAAATTGAGCCAATAGAGCAATATGAGGATTATGTATTAGAAATAAAATTTATAAGCACGATAGGTATTCCTCCTAGGTTAGATGATTTTAAAAAGACAATGAGAGAAATAGTTCCTGCTCATATAGGGATTAAATATACATTTAAATATAATACCTGGGGAGATGTTAAAAATGCAGGCATTACATGGCAGTACTGTAAAGATAATGATATTACTTGGGAAGATTTAAGAACTAAGGATTTATCAACATTGTAGAAAGGATGATATAAAGTGCAAAATACAGTCAATTTTAAAATGAATAAACCAGATTATAATAATGTAGCTGACATAGGAGAAATAAATGCTAACTTTGATGTTATTGATAAAGGATTAACATTAGATGTTGGCACGTCTACAGGAACGGGAAATAACTATATTTTAAATATTGGAAGCATAACACTTAGTTCTAGTAATAAAGGAATATCTTTTAAGTTTTTTGCAGATAAGGACTCAACTGGAGCGATAACAATAAACACTAATTATAATTTAATTAAACCTAATAAAAATCCAGTAAAGAATTTGAAAAGTGGAGCACCTTATATAATTACTTATGATGGTGGTTCAAATTTTTTCTTAGCTAGTGGTTCTGATGAATCGGATTCCACTAGCGTTGGTACAGATGGAAGTAATGTATTAGCTCCAAATACTTTTATAGGAAGTGATGGAGAAGTCCATATAGGAACCATTCAAAATAGAGATACATTAGACAAGGTTTTATCACTAAATGAAACATTCAATTTACCTGCGGGATACTATAGGGGGGGGAAGGTTACACAAAATATTCCCAATAATGGAGCAATAAATGCCAGCTTAAATTGTGGTCAATCTAAAGATATTCCAGCAGGATATACCAATGGTGGAAGAATTACAGCTAATAGTTTAGCAAGTCAAACACCAGCAAATGCAGATGCGAGTACAATAATAGCTGGCAGAAATGCTTGGGTAAATGGTAATTTAATTAATGGAAATGCACAACAAAAGCAAAGTGCAAGTGGAGTTTGGCAAATACGAAGTTTAGCTCCTGGAGCAAGTGTTTCATTTTCTCTTCCATTTACACCTAGTTTATTATGTGCATTAGATAATTATAGTCCTAAAACTTATTGGATGTATAGCACTGAGAATACCAATGTTATACTTTCAGGGCGGTACAGTTCGAGCTATACATCACCTAATTGTGAAATGACCATATCTGGAAATACAGTTACCTTTAAAAATGATTTAAAGGTAGTTTATTCCGCAGATATTAATTATTCAGTACAAGCTTAAAAGGAGGAGAATTAATGAAAAGATTAATCATATATGAGACTAATGGCAATATAATTTTTAGTATGTGGGGGACAGAGATACAAGAGAATTATTCTTGTATTGTAGCAGACATAGAAGAAGGAAAAGAAATAGTATCTGTAGATGCATCTACAGGACAAGTAATAACTAAAGATAAAGGACCAACAGAATTAGAAAAATTGCAATCTGAAAATGAAGAATTAACAGATAAAATAATTGAGCTAACAGCTCAAAATTTAATAAATGAGTAGGAGAGATTTGTATGTACGAAACTTGTAAAAAACAATATGAAAGAAAAATTGAGAAAGGAACTATGACAAAGGAATATGGAGATAAGCAAGTGGTTTATATCGGTATATTTTTAATGAATGAATTGCTTACACAAGAACAATATCAAGAACTTTTGGAAATGGTAACAGTAGAAGAATAATTTAATAAGGCAATAGAATAGCACCAGTAGAGGTGTTTTTTTTATTGCTTATTTTAGATTGACATAAGGTGGTGTTGTATGGATGCTTTAATAAAAGCAGCGTTAAGCCAAGGCTTAGGATATGGTTTATTTGTATGCTTATTATTTTATGTTTTAAAGACTACAGGAGATAGAGAATTAAGGTACCAAAATTTATTAGATACATTAGCTGAAAAATTTAATGTAGTTGAAGATATAAAAGAAGATGTAAAAGAAATTAAAAATAAAATTGAAAGGTGATGTTGTGGTATGTTAACTAGAATTATAAATAAAGTTACTAGTGCTAGATGGCTTATAGCAGTAATAATGACTATAGTATTTGCAGTATTAGCAATTACCAATAGATTAAGTACAGATTTTATTACGATCTATACAATGGTTATAGCATTTTATTTTAGTAAAGATAGGGAAGAAAAGTAATTAGAGCAGTCTTAATGGCTGCTTATTTTTTTTATATTTAAGGAGGGATATTTATGTCTAAAGTATGGAAATGGTGTTTAGATGATAACGGAACATTATTAACTGGATGGCAACAAGTAAATAATAAGTGGTACTATTTATATCCTAATGGAACTATGTCTACAGGGTGGGTGCAGATTGAAGGTAAGTGGTTTTATTTAAATAAAGATGGTATTATGCAGACAGGATGGTTACAAGATGAAGGAAGTTGGTACTACTTAGAAGAACAGTCTAATGGACACCAAGGGGAAATGTATTGCAACGGTACATATTCTATAGGTGGTGTAAATTATTTTTTTAATTCTAGCGGTGTATGGATAAAAAATTATTTAGTTACTAAAGAGCAGCTAGAGCAAGTAGGATGGAAAAATGTTAGTGATCTTGTATTAAAAGATTTAAATAGTTGCTTAGATAAATTTAATATTAACACACCTGTAAGGATAATACACTTTATAAGTCAGTGCAGTCATGAAAGTGCTTGTGGCTTATACACTAAAGAATTATCTAGTGGTAGCCAATATGAGGGCAGAAAAGATTTAGGAAATACTCAAACAGGAGATGGTCCTAAATTTAAAGGCGCTGGATATTTACAGCTTACAGGCAGAAGTAATTATCAAGCATTGGCGAATTATTTAGGAGATCAATCTGTTATGCATGGTATAGATTATGTATCTATCAATTATCCTTGGACTAGTGCTGGATATTGGTGGTATAAAAACAATATGAATAGCTTATGTGATAAAGGAGCTACTTGCAAAGAGATAACTTATAAGGTTAATGGTGGTTATAATGGCTTAGAAGATAGGCAGGATTATTATAATAAGTGTTGAAATGTATTTAAATAGATATGTTATAATCTAATAGAATAAATAAATTAAATCTCTAGTATCATTAAGGCAGCATGTAAGATTAATTTCGTATGTGCTGCATTATTTTTTATTTAAAAATAGGACATATTGTAGTAAAATGTAAATATAACCAATAAAAAAAGAACTCATGCGACTACCAATCAATCATGAGCTCTCAATGTTATAATAAAGATCTATTAATATATCTCTATTATAGCATATTATTTGTTAAATATGAATGAAATAATGGGGGAAAATATGAATTTACAAGACATAAAAGAAGAGGCGCTATCACTAAAAGATGAAATTAAAGATTTATCTGATATTGTTGAAGTATTAATAAAAATTAAAGAAAGAAATGAAAATTGGATGTATGAGACAGCGTCATTACTAGTAAATAAGGATATAGTTGGGGGCGGAAATACTACAATAATTAATAATGCGAGTGGAGTAAGAGATAATACAAGAAAATATTTTAAAGAATTTATACAGAACTTACGAGACATAGACTTTTCTGACTCTATATTTTTATTAGCTAATTTAGAAGGTCGATATAATTATTTTAATATTAAAGATTTTGTTGAAAAATATAAAAATTGTTACAAGGTTATACATGAATTTATAAGAATGCCGAATGATTTAGAAGCAACAAAATTATTTAAAAATGCATACGAAGCAATCAATACGATTATTTATGAATTTAAAAATATTGAAAATAAAATTGAGACAATAGAAAATATTACAAATATATTAGGAGAGAATATACAAGAAAATTCATTAAAATTAAGATTTATGAATGAAGATAAATCTATTTCAGCTTTAAAAGATAATATAATATTAATAGAAAGTATCTACAATAATATAAATAAATTAGTAGGATCTGAAGAAAAATTAACATACTTTAGAGCGGAATCTGGGTCATTCTTGTTATATTTAGGTGGTTGCTTTACAACTTTAGTTACGATGAAGCCTATATTAGAATTGGCATATAAGATATATTCAGAGCAATTTAGTCCAGAAGCTAAAATAAAATTACAAATAAAGCAAGATGAATCTAAAATTAGTAAGATAAAATTAAGAGGAGAATATTTGAAATTATTAAAAGATGCAACAGAAAGTAAAGAGATTGCGGCACTAAACATTGAAGATAAGAATGAAGTATTGAAGATAATAGGAGATTTAGATAGAGATATAAAGGAATTATATTGTAAAAATCCATGTATAAAATTAGATGATGTTGAATTTGGAATATCGGAGATATCCAATACAAATATTCCAATAGAATTATTAGAAGAGCATTGTGAGGATACTACACTTACATTAGCTGATTTAGAGGATGTTAAAGATAATAACAACGATATAGACTAAAATCACTAGAAGGAGGTGAGTATTATGTTAGCATTAAGAATCAAAATTTTTTTAACACGGATAGAATTAATTTTTCTAGATAATGTAACAGTCTTACCTTCTAATATCAAAGAAAAATTAGCTAAGAAAATTTGTAATAATATTATAGGTATTAATAAAGAAATTAAAGAAAAAAATGTATTATAGAAAAATAAGCAGTAGTATGATTAACTTTACTACTGCTTAAAATATATAAGGAGATAGCAATATTGAGGTAAGCCAGCTATCTCCTTTATGTTGTATAAAAATGTATTATGGTATTTAGATTATAGACAGAGATTTAAGATAATATACATATTTATTTTTGAACTAATATTAAAGCACCATCAGGCCCAGCATAATATTTATCTTGATTGTGATAATAATCTGTATAATACCCATTAGCTAACATAGATCCATCTTGTTGAACATAATATTTCTTGTTTATATTTAAATCGTATATAACTTGATTCTCAACCATATTAGATTTACTATCTAAGAAATACCATTTACCATTAACTTTGGCCCATGTATTAGCATAAGCTTGCTGAAAATCTGAAGTAGCTAATCTCCAATAAGGTTTAAAATATCCCCACTGATTAGAATTGGCATTAACTGAAACAGCATTACTTATATAAAGTGCATTATAACCATTAGAATTATTTTTATTTTCTTTTTCTGCTTCTAAAGTATCAACGGCTGTATTTATTTTTTGTTCATCAGTTGCGCTTAAAGCACTTGCTTTAATTGAAACCAAGCTAAACCCTATAAATAAAACACTTAATGTTTTTATGAGATTATTTTTCATAAAGTTTCCCACCTTTCAAATCTTAACTTTATTATTACATCGATGGATATATATGTCAATATTCCCACAATAAATAACTTATTGCAAGAAATATAAACAATATTAAATTTAGATATATTACTAAATCTATTTTTATAAAACTTCATTATAGTGGTAAAAACTGTAATAATAGAATATAATATAACATATACTAAATATTTAAGGGTGGGGTATATGGTTAAAAATAAATTACTAAACATAAGATTAAATTTGGGTTATAAAAAACAAAAGGACTTTGCAGATCACATTGGTGTAAGCCAGGCAAGTTATAATAAATGGGAAAATAATTCGAGCCAACCAGGAGTAGAAACTATATTACAGATAGCAAAAAAATTAAATATAAAAATTGAAGATATAATTTGTTTAGAAGAGGATAAGGAATAAAACTTTATTCTCTTTCTTTTTTATATAAAATTTATTATTAAAATAGAAAATTAGGAAACTTTTTAGAAAGTAGTGCATACATATATAACATAGCAATGCAAAAAGGAAAAATAATGTTAGGGAATATAGCTCTATTTATAGCTGGTGTAGTTGGTTTTTATTACGCAGAGTATAAATACACCTATAGGCAATATAAAGGTATAGAACTAGACCAATATACGCTTCTAGTGGGATATAACAGAAGAAAAATAATAACTGTAAACATGAAAACTACACCACATTTATTAATTACTGGTCTTAGTGGGCAAGGGAAAAGCAGATGCGTAAAAGCTATGTTAAGTAATTTAAATGATGCAGATATAGTTTTATGCAATGGATTTAAAGAGGATTACATAGGATTAAAGGTAAGAAAACTTTATGGAGAAGAGAATATATTAAGTTACATTAGTATTCTTTTAGATAATTTGCAATACAGAGAAAGACCACTATATATTGTATTAGAGGAATTAGGAACAATAAAAGATAAAACTTTAATATCTAAAATACAAGAATTATTATGTATTGCTAGACACTATAATATATTTATTATTGGTGTTATCCAAATTGCGACTAAGGAAGAATTAAAGTTTAAGAGCTATTTTAATGCTCGAATTAGTTTTAAACAACTGGATGATTCTGCCTATAGGGTAGTATTAAATACCAGTATAGAAGAAAATTTAGATGTACAAGAATTTGCACTAGTTAGCAATAATTTATACTTTGGAAGGACCTATTCTATCAATTAAGAGTAGCCAACTGGAAGTGTAAGTTGGACTTGACGAGCGTTGCGAATAACGCAGTTATTTTAGCAAAAAGCGAGGATAGGCCATTACTTGCACTGGAAGGCGGCAGCCTATTAACTTGTTAGAAGGGGGATAATTCAAATGTATAATGTTAAAGTGATTACTAGTGGGGATAGGGTAGAAATATATAAAGTCTCTAATTATTTAATTAACGAAAGTAAAGAAGATCCTGGACACAAGATTATTAAAAAGCTTTTAGAAAACATAGAGGATAAGCAGCAAGAAGGAGAAGAAAATAAACAGACTAAGCAAGATAGAATAAAAACATTAACTAAAGCTAGAAATAATATTATAAGGCTTATAAGATGTAATACAGATATGCAGACATTTATAACTCTAACATTTGCTAAAGAATTAGATTACAAGGAGAGCAAAACAAAACTAAATATATTTTTTACTAAGTTAAGAAAAAGATATAAGCAGCTTAAATATTTATGGGTTCTGGAGTATGGAGATAAAAACAAAAGACTACATTATCATGTGCTTTGTAATATTCCAATAGAAATAAATCTTTCTAGCAGCAGAGAAGAAAAAAAAGAAGATCATAAAAAGTTAGAACAGAATTTTAATAATACCTACTGGAATAATGGTTTTGTGGATATCCGGCACCTTGGAAAGGAAGATAACTCAAATATTGCTTTATATGTTAGCACCTATATAGTTAAGAGCTTACAAGATACAGAGCTAGAAGGATATAGGATATATGGATATAGTCATAGAACACTTAATAAGCCAGTAGAGAATAAATTCTATTCTATAGATAAGATAGACGTTATATTAAGTAAATATAAAGATTATAAAGTATGTTATACAAGCAGTTATGCGATAGGATATACAAATTGGAAAGGCAACCATGAGGGAAATGTAACCTATATAGATCTAATTAAAAAATAAATTATTAGGAGATGTTAATTATGTATGTTAAAAATGTAGAGATATTAGTAAGTAGTGTTGAAGTAAGAAAAAATAGTAAAACAAATTTGGATTATCTTATGTTAGGGGTTCTTACCCTAGATGATGGTACTAATTTTAGTATTATAGAAAAAGATATGGGAAAGCAAGGAATGTTAAAGCCAATGAATAAATATAGAGTTAATCTTAAAGTAAGTAGTAGTCAATATGGTATTAATGTAGCCATAGAAGATATTTTAAAAGATGAAGGAAATATAATGTTTAATGTTCCAGTAGAAAAAGCTAAATAAAGTCAAAGAACCAGGATGTTATTCCTGGTCTTTTTAATTTCTGTAAAAAATTTTTTAAAAATATGTTTTAATTTATTAACTCAAAATTATTGATTTCATATGATTAAAATTTATTATAAATATAATCATGTTTTATTTATTAAATTATTTTGAATATACTCCATAGATGCAGCCATTAATTCACTTCCATATTTCTTTTCTAAAATATCGAGCATAGTTGTTCCTAAACTTTTTTTATATAGCTCCATATCATCTATCAGATGCATAATCACTGTAATATTAGATTTTTTCTTTTTAGGTCTATTAGGCATATCATATCCTCCTTTCTAAAAAGTTTTGACGGCAAATATTCGGCAAAAAACAATTGTAAATCAATAAAAACCATTTTATATTGATTTGCTACTAAGTTAATATTATACTTAAAATTATGATATTATTCTAAAATATTTAATTTTTTAATAATATGATTATAATATGGTAACTGACCTTGTTAATTTAGCTAAAAATAATGAATTAAAATATGCTGTAGATATTTATCCAATGTATGGTTCAGATGTTGGTGCTGCACTTAAAGGCGGAA